TGGAACGCTTAATTGTCGTTTTCGTCAAATGCGGAATACCGCAGTTATCCATAACCGTTGCGCAACCGCATACAATCGTTCTGTTATCGTAGCTGTATGTCGTGGTCGGCAGTTCGCCGTCCTCGCCGCGCAAATCGAAATTGAAAGAGCACACTATACCGTTTTCGCACCCGAAAAACAGATTATCGCTAAACGAGCGCAAAACAACGGCTTTTCGGAATTGTCCGCCCGTATAATTGCCCTTTGTCTCGCATAAATAAGCGTGTCGCTCTACCACGTTACCCGAATCGTCTTTTACCTCATAAATGACATAAGAGACACCCACGGTATAGTCCGTTTCTCCGATATGCACCGTTATAGGCTTAGAAAAAATCTCGATGTCGGTATTGCCGTAACGGTCGGGCTCGTTCACGATTTCGCCGCATAGATTTCTGGGCTCGTCGTTTACCGAGTTTACGCTTTCCGCAAGTTCAAGCTCGTACTCCTCGCCGTCATACTCAACCGTTGCGCCCACAAGCTCCTCGTGCAGTACGCTGGCGTACTTATACTCCCTGTACTGATTATCCCAAGTACCGATGTTTTCAAGGTAGTACCATTCATATTGCATAGCCCCCGTCTCGTCCTGATACCGCTGTCTGCTATCGGCAAGGAATATTCTGCCGTCCGTCAGAACGCACAAATATCCGCCCCATTCTTCAAGCGACACCTGCGACAAATCGGTGTTTACAAGCCGAGTGTCGATAAGCCTGCTCCGATGTTCGTTTGAACGCTCGGAGGCGATTTTTAACTGCCCCACGCCCTCTACGCCGAGACGCGAGATAAATATAGGGTCGTCAAGGAAATTGCAACACGCGCCCATACAGCCAAGCCCAGACAAGCCTTGCACGGACGGGTAAATACGCGGCATAAGGTGTAAATTGCTGTCCGTCGCCGTGTGAAAGTAAATCGCGCTGTCCTGCTGGGTGTCGCTTTTGAGTACCATAAGCGTATCGGAGACGCACATAATACCCGTGATGGGCGACATACCCACGCCGTCCTGTACATAATTCAGAATCCCGAAATACGACGGGTCGGCATAGCCCGTGCTATTCCTGCCGCAGAAAAAAACGTAGTTGTGATAATCTGGATTGCCCGTGCAAAACACCCTGCCGTCATAGGTCGTGCACAGCGTACATTTCGTTATGAGCTCCGTGATATTGCTCATATTGTCTGTTACGCCGTCTATGGATTTGAACACTTTGGAGGCGGTTATTTCAACGCCAGCGTAGCCCTGCTCATACTTAGAGCCGTCTGCTCGTGATGTGTTTTCAGGCTTTGCAGGAGCCGTCGAGAGCGTTATTTTACCGTTCGCCAAATCCACCGTATAAGCGGTTATATCGGCACCGTAAACCTTTACCGAAACGACGGAATCAAGCATATTCTCGTTCATATAAAAGTCTTTCGTCGTGCCATCGGCAACGAAAGTATGCTTAAATCGCGGCGTTAAAACATTGCGCTGTTCGTACTCCGTGCCTGCGTTCGCGTTTTCGCCAGACGGTATGATGTTTATGTAGGTCGTAGGCACATATACAGGGTGCTTGTCGCCATAGTTCACAACAGGCATAATGTCCGTGCCGTCATACACAAGATAGTTTTTACCGTCTATGATATAGAGCAAATTATTGAATATAAAATACTCGCTCCTGTGCTCGTTCATAGCCGAATAAAGCAGGTCTGCGCTGGTCGTTATACCCTCGTAATACTCAATCTCTAAAATGTCTCCCTCTCCCACCTCAGAGCTCGTGAGAGACAGCGTTTTAGTCGTCTTATTGAAAGACGAAACGCCCGTAATATTCGAGCCAGATTGTAATTTTACGCTTATTATCCCCTCGCACTTAAAAGCAAGGTTGATGTTGTAAGTGTAGAGCGTAACGCCGCCCACCTCGTTGCTTTGAGTGGGCTCAGGAGCGGAAACAGCCTTAGTCGTCGGTATATTTATCGAATACGGGTAATCGTGCCACAGGTAGAGTTTTTTGCCGCTATGCACAACAACACGCTCTGCGCCGTTAGCCAGCTTTGATTTGAAATAAAAAATACCGTAAATCTCACGGTTAGGCTCCGTAACCTCTGTTGCGGTAGCTATACCGCTTGAATTTACGGTAATCGTCTGCGAGAAATCCGCCCTGCGCCTGTACCCTGCCATCGTTTCCAGAGCCTCGCCCTGTCCGCTCTTATAGTCCTTGTACATATTGACGAGATAAGCGAGGCGTGAGGCGTGTACCTGCGTATGGTCGTTAGAAAAATCAACGCCCTTAAAATTCCCGTAGTGCCTGCTGTATTCGGTTACAGCTTTACTTAAAACGCCCATACTTACCACCCCGTTTTATTGCGGTAAACGACAGGCTTTAAGTTCTTTTCTCTCGCCATAATTTCCGCAACCTGAGCGTTATAGAGCGTCAGGTAATACTCAGCCTTTGTCGGCTCGTCGTCCGCCCAGATATAGCTTGCAACGAGATTAGGCATTAAACAACAAAGCTCGCTGTCAAGGTCAATATTAGTCTCCTCCATATCGTCGTTTAACGAGAGCTGTTTATTTTGTCTGTTATACACCACATCGTAAACGCCTTTAATGGACGCAGGGATAAGGATTTTACTTGCACCCTCTACAAAGTAGTCGGTATTCAAGATAAAGCCCTTATCCCTCTGTGCGTCCGTAATCGGAGGACACACAAACGACACAAAATCGTCTGTGAGGCTGGCAATATCATAGGAGATGTATTTACTGAACGCAGGAATGCTCTCAGGGTCTGCCGACAGCAGGCTCCCGTACATAGCCACATTTTGCACCCAATAAATATAATCCCCTGAAAATTTGATACGGACTAAGCCAAGATACGGCTTATCCCCGTCGAGTATCAAACCTCTGTATTTTTCAAACTGACCTTTTTCGGAAACAAGCTCAACCGCTGCAAGCGTCTCCCAAGTCTCCCCAAAGTCAGTGCTTTTTTCGATAGTTGCTATACCGTTGCCGTTACACTCAAAAAAGTAGCTTTTTGCGCCATCGGTAGAAAAAATAAGAGCCTCGTCGTCTTTACATACAGGCTCGTAAGTGCTTTCGCTCAGCTTATTTACAAGCGGAAAATGATTGAGTTTATAGATAGAGGTAGCTGGTCTTATGCGGTTAATCTGCACAATGGCTCTGTTCGCTGCAAGGATAAAACCGTTTAACCTCTCGCTTTCAAGCTCCGTTTCAAAACCGAGCTCCGCCACAGAGTCGTACAATTCTTTGATTGTCATAGCAAAACCTCCTTTTGAGAATAAACCTCAGGACAAGGCTTGCGTCTCATAACCGCAAGCCCGTCCAGAGTCAAAACGCCCCGTAAGTATTTTCGACGGGGCGTTTTTATCGAAATTAAAGAGCCGTCGCACCCGTGCAGGTCGCTCCGTCCACAGCAAGGAGCAGGTGTTTCCAAGTCGTGAAACCGATACCGAAACGGCAGTAACCGTTCCAGATATTGTTACGGGTATGTTCGTCGATGTAGCTCCTGATGTCGAGAGTTACACGGTTATAGAACATAGAGCCCAAAAGCTGCTCGTTTGCCTCCGACGACATCAGCATAAACCTGTCGTCGGTAGTTTCCCAGCCCGACAAAATGACGATAGTCCAATTCCCGTACTGAGTGTTGATGTCGTTGTAGTCCGTGCCCGTCGTTCTTTCGGAGCCGACAACCTTTTTGACAATCTGTTCAAGGTCGGGGCGGTTGCAAGGCAATATGATTGTGTCGGGCACATATTCCATCGTCTCGCCGTTCTCGTCCTTGTAGTTGCGCATTTTGTTTGCAAGCTGTCCGAGTGCTTTTTCAAACGCCGTCGTGGTGGCGCAAATGCCGCTCTTGAAATAGAAATTGCTCTGCGTCTTGCCCTTAAACTTTTCCTGCGAGTAAGGGTGCGCCGAGTGGAATACGGGTTTACCGTCGCCCGTAGTAAGGTCAACATACGCCTTATTGAACTTGCCGCCCGTTTCGGTAGCGTGTGCCAAAGCCCACGCAGCGAGCTTAGTACGGGTTTTGTAGTACGCACGGACAAAGCCCTTAGGCTTAGCCTTGACATTGGCACCCAAGCCCATTTTGGAGTCGTCTGCCATTTCCTTTGTGATGGTAAACTCTTTCATAAATGGGATATGCTCAATCGTCTTTTTGAACGCCAGCTCAATGCTGTCGTTCTCCGCCCCTGCGCCCTCTTTAACACTCTGGAAAGTGTCAAAGTCGGTCTGCCCCATCGTCGTCTCCGCATAGCGGTTGGATTTTTCGACATTGAAAAGGACATCGAGGAGCGTCTTTTTCTTTTCCAGAGCGTTGCTTTCGTTCTGGATAAGTGCCTTAATAGGGTGTTCAAACTTGCCGTACAAGGGCTCGTTTTTACCCACTAACTTAGAAAATATAATAGCCATTTTCTCTGTTCCTCCTGTTTTACTCTACGATAACGGAAATCAAATCTCCGTTAGATTTGTTGGTGTTTGCGTCCATAGCGTCCACGACGGTTATAACGCCGCTGGTGGTAACATCGGTAACGCCGAGCCCGTCCGTATCCACTTTCAATTTGGAGCCGACGACGATTGCGGCGGCGGTTTCGGAAAACGATACGGGCACCTCGAAAACCATATTGGGCGCAATACGGTAGCAAGGCAGGTCTTTCTGACCGCTTGCAGGTGCCGTATAGTCTGCGAGTGAAATGTGAGTCGGCTTTGTGGTACCCGACGCTTTTGTGAGCTTGCCGCTCGAAAGCACCAGAGCCTCGCCCTCTTTATAGACCTCGCTTGCGGTCGTGGGCAAGGATTCCGTTTCGGGTACATTTATTCTGCCGTTGATTATCTTTTTGCAGTTAAACATACGATAAAAATTCTCCTTGTTAAATGTAATTAGAGCGTTTGTTTGTAGAGTGCTCTCAGCTCTTTGTCTGACAGGTTAGGAAACATATCCCTAAACTGTTGCAATTCCTCTTTCGGTATAACCGTGTTATTACCTGAGGCTTTTTTCGATACGGCGGAGTTAAGGTGTTCCTTGCCGCCGCTTGCCGCTTTCTGCTGTGCTGCCGCCGCCTGCTTAGTGCGTACCTTGTCGCCGTTTACAGCGAGGTAGGCGGTCTTTGGCTCAACGCCGCTATCCCTGAGCTTGCCGAATTGAACAAAATCCGCCATACTGTCGAAACAGTCTTTTATGTGCGTCTGTTTGAGTAAGTCAGGAAATGATTTTTTGAGTTCCGAAAGGTCTGCCGCCGCCAACGCCTCAAACGCCTGCTGCTTAGCCTGTCTTTCAGCTACCTGTGCCTCTGCGGTTGCCGCCCTTGCCTTACGGTAGTCCTCTACGCTGATTCCCTCCGATTCGGCGTTTGCTTTTTCCAACGCCTCCTCTACGGAGCCGTCAACTTTGACTCCCATTTTCTGTAAGGTCTCTTTACTGAGGTTGCGGATATTGTCAATCGTAGCGTCTTTCGCCGCCAACTGTTTGCGCAGCTCCTCAATCTGAGCGTCCCTATCGTCCGTAGCGGACTCTGCGGCAGGGTCGTCCTCGTCGCTCTCTGCGTCCGTCTCGTCGTCGTTTTCGTCGGTCTCGGTTTCGTCCAGCTCGTCCTCGCCGTCGTCTGCCTCTGCGTCGTCCGTTTCCTCGTCGTCAATGTCGGTGTCGATGTCCTCGTCTGAGTCGCCGTCAAGGTCGTAGCTCTCGTCGTTATCGAGCTCGTCGTCGATGTCGTCAAGGTTAAGGTCGTCGTCTTTTACGATTTCTGCCATTTATGAATCCTCCGTATTGTTGATTTTTATTTCTTTTTGCCGTTTCTCAGGTCAGAGCCCTTTACAACATCAGCTTTGGGCTGGTCTTTCACGGGCTTAGGAGCCCTGATTACACCGCCCTTGTTGGTTGCGTAGGGGTTGCCTTTATGATTGTTTTTCATAACCGATAACCTCCCTGTAAGTGTTTTTTTATAGAAAGAGCCTCATACCCTGCTGGAAAGGATATGAGGCTCAAATCTCTTGGATATTGGCACTAAATTATTTAGCTGTTACTGCTCTGCTTTTATTGAGTAAGTCCTGCCACAGAATTTACACACTACGGTTATTCCCTCACACTTACTGCCTTTCGTAAATCCCACTGAGTGAATTTTCTTTTTGCAGTGCGGACAGGTCGTTTTTTGAAACGGCGTATTTTTAGGTATTTCCGTCAGTGTAATATTCATAAATACTGCTCCTTTTAGCTTACAATCCCTATTATAAAGCATAATTAACTCAAAATTGTACCCAAAAATTCCTACTCCGCCATTTTTCGCTTGCAATTATACGGTACCATATCTCTTGCAAAA